CGATGCCAACGGCTGCGCGGTGGCGGGCGAGACCCAAGCCGCAGGCTATGCCGTAACCGCTGCCGCTGCGGCGGGCGATGTGATTGCCGTATTGCTGAAAGGTTAAGCCATGACGAAATTTTATTTGGCGAACACGCCGCTGATTTTGACCGATGACAACGGCACGGATTACCGCGTGGAGCGCGGCGAAGTGGCAGAGTTGAGCGACGCGCAGTATGAGCAGGTTGCCGCGCACGTTACGCCTGTCGGCACGCCCGAGCTGATGCAGCCTGAAAAGCAGCCTGAAAACGAAGCGGCGGCAAATACAGACAGCGACCCTGCGCCGCAGCCTGAAAAAGCCAAGCGCGGCAAGGGCGACAAAGCCGAGTAAGCCGCCATGTATATCAACGCCGATGATTTAGCCCGCGCCATGAGCAAAGCCGAGCTGACGCAGCTGACCAATGACGACCCGCGCGCCACCGAGCCGAACGATGATGTGGTGCAAACCGCCATTGCCTACGCCTGCGATTTGGCAGACGGCTATTTGAGCGGGCGTTATCCGCTGCCGCTGGCGAGCGTGCCGACCATTCTGCCGCCGCTGTGCATCAACATCGCGCGCCACTTTTTGCATTCGCGGCGGATTAACCGCGCCGATTTTCCCAAAACGCTGGAAACCGCGTATCAGGCTACGCTCAAAACGCTGGAACAAATCCGCGACGGCAAAATCCATCTCGGCATTGATACCGCCGACAAACCCCGCCAGCCCGAGCGCGGCGCGTATCACGTCCGCGCGGCGGCAAAGCATGATTGGAGCGGCTACTGATGTCTGCCACCCAGCCGATTATTGATGCGCTGCGCGACCATGTGCAGCACGCGATTCCGTGGGTGCAGGTGGACGAGTTCCCCGAGCGCCCTGCCGATTATCAGTTTATCCACCCAACAGGCGCGGTGCTGGTGGCGTATCAAAGCAGCCAGTTTAAGCGCATTGAAGGCTTGGGGCATATCGCCCAGCAGCGCGACATCACGCTGCAATTAACCGTGATTGGCGCAAGCCTGCACGGCGAAAGCGGCGCGTTGGCGATTTTGGATGCGGTGCGCCTTGCCGTTGTCGGCTTTGCCCCGCCCAACTGCCTGCCCTGCCATTTAATCCACGAGCAGTTTTTAAGCGAGACGGCGGGCGCATGGCAATACGCGCTCACGGTGCAGACCGAAACCCAGCAGGTAGAGCTGCGGCAGCCTGAAAACCTGACCACCCTTGTGCGCACACTGCACCGCCAGCGCGGAGCGCCGCTTGATCCCCAGTTAAAACCCAAACAGCCATAGGAGACACCACATGGCAGCAGCATTCCACCACGGTTCAGAAACCATCCGCATTGACGGCGGCTCATCCCCCGTTTACACCGTTGACGGCGCGATTACCGCCATCATCGGCACCGCCCCCGCAGGCGCGGTCAATGAATTAACGATGTGCCAAACCGGCAAAGACTTTGCCAAGTTTGGCACCGCCACAGGTAAAGGCTTTACCATCCCCGATGCCGCCCATATTTGGACGCGCTACCAATCGGGCATCGCCTATGTGGTCAACGTGTGCGACCCCGACAAACACAAATCCAGCGTAACAGGCGAAGCCTTAACCATAGACCCCGACACGCTCATCGCCCGCACCGCGCACGGCGCAATCCAAGCAGGCAGCTACACGCTCAACGGCAACGGCGGCGCGTTGGTGGAAGGGCGCGATTATGTGGTGAACGATTTGATTACTGGCGAAATCCAATTCAAAACCCTGCCCACCACGCCCACCGCCGATTACAGCTACACCGACCCTGCCAAAGTAACCGAAGCCGACATCATCGGCGGCTATGTGGCGGCAACAGGCAAACGCACGGGCATGGAGCTGGTCAAAGAAGGCTTTAACCGCTTTGGCGCGGATGCCAAAATCATCATCGCCCCCGAGTTTGACCGCACCGCCACCTGCGCCGCCGCGCTGATTACGCTGGCGGACAACCTGAACGCCATTGCTTATGTGGACGCGCCGCGCGGCACCACATTGAGCCAAGCGATTACAGGGCGCGGCAACTTGGGCAGCATCAACTTTAATACTTCCAGCGACCGCGTTCAGCTCTTTTTTCCGCACGTTGTCGGGCTGCTCGGCGTAGAAAGCCTAGCCACCCATGCCGCAGGCTTGCGCATGAAAACCGATGTGGAACACGGCTATTGGTTCAGCATTTCCAACCGCGAATTAAGCGGCGTAACAGGCTTGGAAATCGGCTTAACCGCCCGTGTGGACGATGCGCAATCCGAAACCAACCGTCTCAACGAAAAAGGCATCACCACCGTGTTCAACAGCTACGGCACGGGCTACCGCCTATGGGGCAACCGCTTGGCGTGCTTTCCCACCGTGTCGCACATCAAAAACTTTGAAACCGCCCAGCGCACAGGCGATGTGATTGACGAGAGCCTGCGCCGCTTTGACCTGCAATACATGGATTTGCCGATAGACGAAGCCTTGTTGGACACACTGCTGGCGGGCTACCGCACCTATTTTGGCACGTTGCGCTCTATTGTCGGCTTCACGGTCAATTTGGATTACGACTACGACCTTGTGGATGCGTTTAGTAAGGGGCAAGTGCCGATTGTGTACGAATACACGCCCAAGCTGCCGATGGAGCGCGCCACCAATACCAGCGTGATGACGCGCAAATACTTGGCGAACTTGGTGTCCAGCAGCTAATCCGCCAATCACTAAAAGGAAATCAACATGAGCGAAATCAACGCCATTTATAACGCCAACGTGTATCTCAACGGCACCAACCTCATGGGGCAAGCCGCCGAGTTTAAAATGCCTGAAATTGAAATCAGCCAAGACGAGCATAAAGGCTTGGGCATGGTCGGCACCATTAAGCTGCCCAGCGGCGTGGAAGCCTTGGAAGGCGAGATTACTTGGAACAGCATCTATCCCGCTGTTGCCGAAAAAGCCTACCACCCGTTTAAAGCCGCCACGCTGATGGTGCGCGGCAACCTGCAAACCTTTAACGCGCAGGGTCTCAAAACCGAAGTGCCGGTGGTGGTAACCACCACCGTGATGTTCAGTAAAAACGCCATCGGCACGTTTAAGCCCAAGGAAAAATCCGAGCATCCCACCACCTTTCAGGCGCATGAAATTTGCATGGTGATTGATGGGCGCGAGAGCCTGTACTACAACGCCTTTACCAATATGTACCGCGTGGGCGGGGTGGATGCGTTAAGACAGTTCCGCAAAAACATCGGCGCGTAGTTGCCCCTTTGTCCAAATCTTTGATTTGGGTATAAAGGGGTATGCCGCAGCGCAAGGCGAAAGGCTGCCTGAAACAGCAAAACCAATCTTTCCAACAAGGAGAGATTGGTTTTTTTAATGCGCGTTAAAAGCCGTTGAGGCAGCCTGAAACGATAATTTGTCCTGTTTTTAACCCCTTTAAGACAAGGAAACCATCATGGCAACAACCGCAAAACAACTCACCCAAGCCCTCAACGGCGAAACCACGATTGAACTTGCCTACCCCGTGCGCTTGGCAACGGGGCAGGTGCTGGAAAAAGTAACTGTGCGCCGCCCGCGTGTGGGCGATTTGCGTGCCGTGGTGCACATTGCCAGTGAAGCCGAACAGGGCTTGGCGTTGGTGTCGCAGATTACGGGGCTAGTACCCGAAGATTTGGATATGCTGGATTTAAAAGATTTGGAGCGCATTCAAGCCACCTTTCGCGCCGAAGACGAAGGGCAGCCTGAAACCGCAGCAGACGCTTAACGCTACGCTGCTTTCCGCCTGCGCCGATGTGGCGTGGTGGTTTGGGTGGAGCGTGCAGGAAATTTACGAGCTGCCCATCAACGAATTTGCCGACTGGCTAGACGAAGCCAATCGGCAAATTAAGGAGCGGTATCGGAAGGGTTAGTGTTTTTGAGCCATGTGGCGGATAAGCAGCGCAGCTTCTTTGAATAGCCCTGCTGCATCGCGTAGCACATAGTAGCCACCCCATGCTGCGCCTATGGCAACTGCCACCACCGCCAGCGCGCCAAAGGCAAAAGCAAGTACACCAATCAGAGCAAGCATTTTGTTTCTTTCTTTAAAAAATTATTCAGTTTCATAAGGATAAAGCATGGCGGCAGAATTATCAATAGCCATCAAGATTGGCGCGGTATTAGGCGGCACATTGGCGGCTATTGGCTCGGTGCTGGGTGGTACGCGCAATTTAGCCAGCAGCGTGTCTATTTTGCAACGCCAGTATGACGTGTTGGGGCGAGCCATTCGCCGCGCCAGCGCATCGGGCAGCGCGGATTTGGCGCGTTTGCAACGGCAACAAGCCGAGCTGGGACAAACCTTAAACCGCATGAACCGCCGTCATACACAATGGCAAGCCATTCAAACACGTTTGGAGTTGGGGCGAGACGCGCGTGAAAAGCTACGCAGCGAAGCCATGAGCGTGATAGCGGGGGTGGGCGCAACTTTGCTGCCCATCAAAGTCGCAATGGACTTTGAAAACAGCATGGCAGATGTGCGTAAGGTGGTGGATTTTGATACGCCGCAGCAATTTCAACAGATGCAGCAAGATTTGCTGGATATGACGCACAGAATCCCGATGGCGGGCAAAGAATTGGCGGCTATTGCCGCTAGCGGCGGGCAGCTAGGCATTGCGCGGCAAGATATTAAAGGCTTTACCGAAACCGTTGCCAAGATGTCGGTGGCGTTTGATATGTCGGCGGATGCAGCGGGCGACAGCATGGCGAAGCTGGCGAATGTCTATCAAATTCCGATTGCCCAAATCGGTAAGTTGGGCGATGCCATCAACCATCTATCCAACAGCAGCCCCGCCAAAGCCAGCGATATTGTCACTGCAATGGGGCGCGTGGGCGGCGTGGCGAAGCAGTTTGGTTTAACCGAATTGCAAACGGCTTCGCTGGCGAATGCGTTTATCAGCTTGGGCAAACCGCCCGAAGTGGCGGGTACAGCCATCAATGGTATGCTGACCAAGCTGCAAACAGCGGATAAGCAGGGCGCGAAGTTTCAGGCTGCCTTAAAGGCAATGGGCACATCGGCGCAGGAGCTAAAAAAGAACATCACGCAAAACGGCGAGCAAGCTCTGCTGGACTTTTTGAAACAACTCAACAAACTGCCCAAAGCTGACCAAATGGGCACGCTGGTGGATTTGTTTGGCTTGGAATACGCCGATGATGTAGCCGTGCTGGCGGGCAGTATTGAGACTTATCAGAAATCCATCAACGCGCTCAAAGACACAGGCAAGGACGGCAAACCTGCCTTTGAAGGCAGCATGGATAAAGAGTTCGCCGCCCGTAGCGCGACCACGGCGAATAACTGGCAACTGTTTAAAAACCAGCTGGCGCATTTAGCCATCAGCATCGGCTCGGTAATGCTGCCTGCGGTGAATGATTTGCTCAACAGCTTAAAGCCGATGGTGGAGCAGTTTATCCGCTTTGCGCAGGCGCACCCTAATCTGATTAAAAATGTTTACCTCGCCATTGCTGCGTTTGCGGGCTTTAAGGCGGGCAGTCTGGTTGTTCGCTATGGTTTTAGCCTGCTTGGCAGCCTGCTGTTTGGCACGGTAGGCAAAATTTTGTCGTTTAACGCGGCTTTGCTGCGGGTGCGCGGCGCAATGCAGTTGCTGCGCTTTGGACGTGGCATTGCGGCGTTCCGCTTGCTGGGCTTGTCGGCAAGAAGTGCCAGCATGGTTTTATCGGCATTCTCCCGCATCGGCGGCGCAGTTTCAGGCAGCCTGCGCCTGCTCGGCTCGGGCTTGGGCTGGGTGCTGCGCGGCTTTGCTACGCTGGGCAGCTATATCCCCATTTTGATGCAGGGTTTTGCCCGCTTGGGCGCGTTTTTGTTGGCAAACCCCATTGGTATTGCGCTGGCTTTGCTGGCAACCGCCGCCTATCTGCTCTACACACGCTGGGACGGCGTAGTCGGCGGGGCGAAGCTGCTGTGGCAGGGTTTGTCCAGCACGGTGGGCGCGGTGGCAAATGCTATTACAGGCTTTTTTGCCAACGCGTGGGCAAACGTGCAAAGCGCGTTTAACGGCGGCTTGTCGGGCATCTTGGCGCTGATTGCCAACTGGTCGCCGCTGGGCGTGTTTTATCAGGCGTTTGCCGCTGTGATGAGCTGGTTTGGCGTTACCCTGCCCGCGCAGTTCACGGGCTTCGGCGGTATGCTGATTGACGGCTTGGTCAACGGCATTCAGGCTGCCGCAGGGCGCGTGATGGCGGCGATTCAGAACTTGGCGCAGCGGGCTAAAAACGCCTTTGCCAGCGTGATGGACATCCATTCCCCCAGCCGTGTGTTTCGTGCATTCGGCGGCTATATCACGCAGGGCTTGGCGATTGGCGTAAACCAAGGCGCATCGCTGCCTGTGAGCCGTGTGGCGCAGTTGGCAGGCAGCCTGAAAAACCGTTTTGCCGAGCGCATGGGCGGCTTTCGCAGCGATTTGTCGGCGCGTTTGTCGGCAGGCGCAGACGGCTTGCGCCAAGCGCGCAGCGAGCAGCAGGCGCAGCAGCAGGGCGCGGGCGATAGCGTGGTGGTGCATTTTGCCCCGACGATTAACACATCAGGCGGAGGCAATCGGCAGGAAATTGAAACCGCGTTACAAATGGGGCTGCGCGAATTTGAACAACTGTTCCGCCGCATGATGGCGGAGCGCGAGCGGAGGGCGTATTGATGTTTGCACAACTGGGCGATGTAACGTTTGAGCTGCTGGGCAGCTTTGCCAGCTTGGAAGAGACCCACGCCGCGCAGTTTGCCCAGCATGATGTGCTGGCGGGGCGGGCGCGCTTGCAGGCGATGGGCAACGCGCTGACCGAGCTGCGGTTTAGCCTAAAACTGCATTGGAAGCTGGGCGATGTGGATGCGGCGTATCACGGGCTGATTGCCGCCAAAGAGGCGCAGCAGGCGGTGAGCTTGGTGTATGGCACAGGGCGGTTTGTCGGCTGGTTTGTGATTGAGCGGCTCACGGCGCGCACCTTGCAGATGGATAAAAACGGACGTACCGCCGCGCGGGAAATAGACGTAGAACTAAAAGAATTTGTCGGCGACCCGAACAATCCGCTGCCCGCGCCTGCGGTGGTTGCGGGCGAACAAAACCCGCTGCTAGCAATGCTGCCTGAAAGTATGCAAAACGCGCTGAATCCCATTGCGGAAAAAATCGGCACGGCGGTCAAAATCTACCACGCGGTGGAAAACGACATCGGCGCGATGCAAAACCTGATTCAGGCGGCGCGGGAGATTAAAAACGACCCCGCAGGCGTGCTGAATTTGGTGGGCGATGTGCTGGGCGTGGCGGGCGGCGCGCTTGACCATTTAAACGGGCTGCCTGAAATCGTGCAGAGCTTTGGCGATTTGGCGGGCGCGGCGCAGTTTGCCGCCCAAGCGGCGCAGGCGGCGCAGCAGATGGGCAGCGCGGTGGGCGAATTTCGCGCGGGGATAGAGAGCGGCAGCGTGGGCGGCTGGTTTGGCGCAGGCGTTGCCGCGCTGGATGCGGCGGCGGAAAGTTTGGGCAACGGCGCGGCGGCGGTGCAAACGCTGACCGCATTTGTGGCGGCAAGGAGAGACGGCGCATGAGCATCAACGGCATTTTGGTTTACACCACGCAGGACGGCGACCGCTGGGACACCATCGCCCACCAGCATTACGGCAACGCGTTGGCGATTAACCGCCTGATTGCCGCCAACCCGCATCTGCCGCTTGCCGAGCAGTTTACCAGTGGGCTAACCGTGTTTGTGCCTGTGGTGCGGCAGGGCGAAACGCAGCGGCAGGATTTGCTGCCGCCGTGGTTTGAAAATTAACAGATTGGAGCGCACACCATGTTAGACAGCCTATTAGACCGCCTTTCAGGCAGCCTGAAAAAACCTTTGCCCGCGCCGCCGCCCACATCGCACCCTGTTACCCGCCCCAATTTTGTGCTGACCTACGAGCAAAAAGACATCACCGCCAGCGTAGAGCCGTATTTGCTGTCGTTTAGCTACACTGATTATTTGGGCGAGCAGTCCGATGAGCTGCAGCTGCATTTTGAAGATGTGGATGGACGCTGGCTGCGCACATGGTTCCCCGAGCAGGGCGACAAATTAAGCATCGGCTGCGGCGACCAGTTTACAGGCTTAATCAACTGGGGCAGCTTTGAGCTGGCGGAGATTGAGTGGCAGCGCAATATGCAGGGCGGCGATGTGGTATCGCTCAAAGCCTTGTCCACAGGCATTCGCCACGCCAACCGCACCTTGCAGCCCAAAGCCTACGAAAACATGATGCTCTCGGATATTGTCAAAATCATCGCCGCGCGGCTGAAACTCACCGTTTCAGGCAGTATCAAGCCCATCAAAATCCAGCGCATCACGCAATACCAAGAGCGCGATGTGGAATTTCTCACGCGGCTGGCGCGGCAGTATGGGCATACGTTTAAGATTGTGGACAAAAAACTGGTGTTTACCCGCAACGATGCGCTCTCGCAGCAGGAAGCGGTGCTGGTGATGCAGCCTGAAAACCTGCTCTCCATCCGCATCCGCGACCTGATTAAAGGCGCGCCCGACAAGGCTGTGATTACGGGCTACGATGCGAAAAAGAAACGCGCCATCCGCGCCGAGCGCAAAACCAAACCGCTGCGCCCCAAAGCTCGCCGCAAAACATCCGCCGACACGCTCAAAATCACGCAGAGCAAGGGCGAGAGCCAAGCCGAAACCAACGCCCGCGCCGATGCCGCGCTGCAAGACGCGCAGGAAGAGCGTTGCGCAGGCAATATCACGCTGTTTGGCAATGCGCTGTTGGTGGCGGGACAGGTGATTGAATTGCAGCGCATTGGCAAATTTAGCGGACGCTATCTAGTCAAACAGGCGCGGCACGATTACAGCCAATCGCGCGGCTACATTACCGATTTGGAAATCAAAATGGTTGAATACATTGCAGAAGAAAGTGAAAACGATGCGCCCCCAACCCACCCATAATTTTGCCGCCACCTTGCAGTTTGGCACCGTCGCCGCTGTGGACGCGGCAAAGCACAGCCTGCGCGTTACCCTGCCCGCGCTGGAAAACCTGCAAACCGACTGGCTGCCGATGATTACCCCCGCCGCGCTGGGCAACCAGTTTTACCGCTTGCCCGATGTCGGCACGCTGGTGGTGTGCCTGCTGGACGCGCAGGGCGAAGGCGGCGCGGTACTGGGAGCAATCTACAACGACGCCGACCCCGCGCCCGCCAGCAATGCCGATTTGCACGTTTTGCAGTACAGCAACGGCACGCGCATTGAGCACGACCGCAGCACGGGCAATGTGCTGGTTAAAACCAGCGGCAAAGTGCTGGTGCAAGCCAGCGCGGTTACGATTGATGCGCCCGAAACCACGACCACAGGCAATTTGCTGGTGCAAGGCAGCTTTACCTATCTTGGAGGGCTGACAGGCAGCGGCGGCTCGGGCGCAGCGGCGGTGATTAACGGCAGCCTGAAAACTACGGGCAGCATTGATGCGGGCGGCAATATTGACGCAGGTGGGGAAATTACGGGGGCGAAGGTAAACGAGCGGTAAAGAAACCGCCCCATCTGTTCCAATTCACAAAATAGCCGACACCAATACATTATCAAACAACGCCGCGCAAAATTCCTGACATCAGGAACTTTGCGCGGCATTTTTTAATCCGCATTAAAAGTTTCAGCCAGCCTGAAACCCTATCATGCCTGCATGATTACCCCCTCCCCACGTTCCCAACATTGGCAACTCGCCCCCAACGGCGCGGGCATCACGCAAGGCGCGGACGACATAGATTTGTGCATTCGCCATATTTTGTCCACGCGCAAGGGCAGCGATGTGCTGCGCCCCGATTTTGGCTCCAACCATTTTGATTATTTGGACACGCCCGAGGACGTGTTCCGCCCCAATGCGGTGCGCGAAATTGTGCTGGCGATTCAAACTTGGGAGAAGCGGGCGGTGGTGGAGCGCGTGTTGTTTAGCGGCAGCGCTCCGCACATTCAAATGCGGGTGCAATGGCGCATCGCCGCTGGATTGAATGGCGCATTGTCGCCCAGCCCCGTTTACACCACAGGATTAGCCGCAGGATTGAACTAATGAGCGTTACCGAATTAAGCCGCGAAGCCGTAAAGATTGTGGACGACAGCCCCGATACGGTGCTTGCCGAGATGATTGCCGATTACGAGCAGCGCACGGGCAAAACCTTGCAGCCTGCCCATATTGAACGGCTGCTGATTAACACCTTTGCCTACCGCGAGACCCTGCTGCGCGCGCAGATTAACGAGAGCTATCGCCAGCAGCATCCGCGCTTTGCCACGGGGCTGATGCTGGATTTGTGCGGCGATGATGTATCCACGCCGCGCCTGAATGCGTCTGCCGCGCGTTGCACGATACGTTTTCAGGCTGCCGAGTTTCACAGCGAAGTGAACATTCCCGTGGGCACATTGGTGGGCGCGGGCGATGTGCTGTTTGCCACCATTGAACAGGGGCAGCTGACCGCAGGGCAGCCTGAAACCGCGTTGCTGGCGGAATGCACCACCACGGGCACGCGCGGCAATGGCTGGTCTATCGGGCAAATCAATGCGCTGCAAAGTCCGCTGGTGGGCGCGGCGCAAATCAGCGCAGCCAATATCAGCGTGCCGACAGGCGGCGCGGAAGTGGAAAGCGATGAGGCTTACCGCGAGCGCGTGCTGCTTGCGCCCGAGCGGTTTAGCGTGGCGGGCAGCGTGGGCGCGTATCAATACTGGGCGCGGGCGGTGTCGCCTGCGATTTGCGATGTGCACGTGGCGAACGCGGTGGATACATCGGGCAACCCCATTGGCGGCACGGTGGCGGTAACCGTTTTAACCAAAACAGGTGCGCCGACCGCCGAGCTGATTAGCCAAGTGCAGCGCGAGCTGTCTGCCGAAACCAAACGCCCATTGTGCGACACGGTGCTGGTTTACGCGCCCGAGGTGGTGGACTACACGGTAAGCGCCGAGCTGGTGCTGTTTACAGGCGCAAACGCCGCCGAGGTCAAAGCCGCCGCCAAAGCGGCATGGGCGGCATTTGAAGCCGAGCGGCGGCAGAAACTGGGCAGCGACATTGTGCCGCTGGCGATTGCAGGCTGCCTCAAAGTAGCAGGCGTGTACAACGTCATCCTCAAATCGCCAAGCCACACCATCATCAAACCCAACCAATGGGCGCGCTGCGTGGCGCTGGATTTGCGCGTGCTGCCCGAACAGCAGGACGGCTGACAATGAAACTGAGCTACGCCCAAATCATCGAGCGCAACCAGCGCTACAAAATCCTTGCCGATTTAGGCTTGCGCCTCACGCTGCTGGACACGCCCAAGCTGATGCCGCGCCTGGTCGATTTGGTCGCCCCCGCGCATCTGGAACTCTTGGCCGAAAGCCGCAGCATCTTGGGCGTGGACGGTTACTGGCTGGCCGAAAGCGACGACGCACGCCGCCGCCTGATTAAAGGTGCGTACGAACTGCACCGCAAAAAGGGCACGCCGTGGGCAATCCGCGAAATCGTGCGGCGGCTGGGCTTCGGGCAAGTGGAGCTGATTGAGCGCATGGGCAACAAAACCCATAACGGCGAAATCAGGCGCGACGGGCGATACAGCCACGGGCACAGCGACCGCTGGGCGCACTACCGCATCATCATGAGCGCCCCGATTACCAACGACCAAGCCGCGCTGTTGCGCCGCACGCTCGCCGCTTTCGCCCCCGCGCGGTGCATCCTCGCCGCGCTGGACTACCAAACCGCCAGCCTGCGCCATAACGGGCAAGCAACGCGCGACGGCTCGTTTAACCGCGGCACGGCATAGGCAGCCTGAAAATCCAACCCAACACACAAGGAAAACACATGGCAAACCTCAAAGAAACCGCCCAATGGGAAGAAGGCATCTATCAACTTGAAACCTCCGACCCCGTGTTGGGCGGCGAAAACGGCATTGATAACAAGCCAGCTCGCCAGCTTGCCAACCGCACCGTATGGCTCAAACAAGAGCTGGAAACTGTGCAGCAAGCCCAAGGCAACCGTCAAATCACCGCAGGTGCAGGCTTAACAGGCGGAGGCAAACTTTCCGCCAACCCCAGCTTCGCACTGGCTACGCCGTCCACCCTATCAGGCAGCACCAGCAATTGGGTAGGCAACGGCGCGGTGGGGCATACGCACGAAATCGCCGCCGCTACCGCCACGCTGGCAGGCGTGGTTAGGCTCATCGACGCGCTCAACAGCAATGATACCACCGCC